ACCACAGACTGTTTACCGAGGTAGACAGGCACTGTGAGAAATTTCATAAGATGCCTACAATGGAGGACTTAAAATATGAGCTTCGAGATACTGCTACAAAAGAGCTTCTTTATGCAGTAGAGAATGTGGAAGTAGATGCTGATGCATTTATGCTTTTACAGTATTTGAAGAATGAATTTACCCAAAAGGAAATTCTGAATCAGCTCGAAGATTATGTTGATAACTCTATATCTTTTGAAGATGCAGAGGAATCCGTTTCTCATCTACACCAAATAGTGATGGATGTCGAAGATAAGGTTGAATTAGAACAACCTCAGGAGAGTATGCAACGTATTCCCCTGTTCGAACCAGATGAGGACTTAGCGAAGTACTTGCCCCTCGGACTCAATAGTGAGTACGATCACGAAATATCATTCTCCCCCCGAGATTTGATACTTGTCGGTGGTCGTAGAGGGGCAGGTAAATCCATCACGTGTGTCAATATTGCTAATAATGTATTTTCTTCTGGCAAAACAGCCATTTATTTCACTATAGAAATGGACAGTAGATCAATCCTACAGCGGTGTTGTTCTGTTGCTACCGGCGTGCCTTTCTCTCGGCTCCGCACAAAGAACCTTAGTGTAACCGAATGGGAAGCAGTAGCCAAATGGTGGGCTGGAAGATACCAAAATAGTCAAGAAAGATTAGCAGAGTATCGAGAACATCGAGACTTTGAGCAATTCCATGATAAATTAAAAACAAGTTGCGAGCTTCTCCCAACTCAGCAGCTTGATGTAGTTTATGATGCTTCTCTGACTATAGCGAAAATACGGTCTGAACTTGATAAAAAAGTGAAAAGTAAGATGGACGTTGGCGTAATTATCGTAGACTACATCAATCAAGTTAAACGTTCTAAACAGCCCTCTCGGGGAGGGCAGTATGATTGGACGGAGCAGATAGAAGTTAGTAAGGCACTAAAAAGCATGGCACAGGAATACGAAACCCCAGTATTCTCGCCATATCAAACGGACGCTAGTGGCGAAGCACGTTTCGCTAAAGGCATACTAGACGCAGCTGACGCTGCATATAGCTTAGAGACCTGGGAACAGGAAGATGCTTGCATGACATTTAACTGTGTCAAAATGCGCTCTGCTTCTATGCGTTCGTTTACCTCTACTATGGATTGGGAGACTATGAAGATAGGGCCAGACACCGCTTTATCGCCTAAAGAAAAAGAAGATAATGATCAAAAGACTGGAGAGGATATTAACGATATATGAGAATGTTAGTATTTTTATTGATGGTAATAGTAGATGGAGAAGAGCAGGGTACTCAAAATATGTACTTTGCAAGTATAAATACATGTAATTATTATGCAGATCGTATAGAACATAAACAGTATAAAGTTACAGCATATTGTGTACCTAAGATGGTTAATCAAAACCAACCGTTGGTAGACTATGGACGTTGAGAGTTTATTAAATAAGAAAGAAATACCATTTATCCCAAAGGGCAAAGACTTTGTAGTAAGATGTCTAAATCCTGAGCATGAGGATAAAAACCCTAGTATGAAAATAGACCAGATCACTGGTATATTCCAGTGCTTTTCATGTGGTTACAAGGGTAATGTATATAATCGTTTTGGGGAAAGGGCAAACCAATTACAATTACGGCGTGACCTTTTTAAGAAAAAACTGACAGAAAAACGTGCAGAGAGTGTTGGTTTGTCCTTTCCCCAAAATTGTTTACCTTATCTCGGTAATTGGAGAAATATTAAACCCGAAACATATAAGAAGTTTGGAGCTTTTCAGCATCAAGACAATGACTTTGTGGGTCGGATTAATTTTCCTATACGGGATATTTCTGGTAAGATTGTTGCGTTTCAAGGCAGACATACAACTAATGGTTTACCTAAGTACAAGTTCAGCCCGCCAGGTGCTAAACTACCCTTCTTTCCTATAGTGGAATTTATAAAGGGTTCCGTTGTACTTGTAGAGGGCATGTTTGACATGTTGAATCTACACGACAAAGGTATGACTAATGCGGTATGCTGTTTTGGAACGAACAATTTTAATGAAACAAAACTCGCCATGCTTGCAGTTCAAGGTGCCGAGTACGTGGATGTTTTCTTTGATGGGGATGACCCAGGACAGAAAGCATCTGAACAAGTAGTGAGTATGTGTGAGAAAGTTGGTCTCGTAGCCCGAAACATCCACTTGAAGGATACCGATCCGGGTGCACTAACTCAAGCTTCAATAGACAAATTAATGAGGAAGTTATATGGCTAAAGTTGCCTTAGTAGAAACTAAACCAAGTGCTACCGATTTCCGCAGGGAGTTCGATGGTGCTTTTGACTTTGATCAGTATCAATTATGTTCTGATCGTAGTATAAAGAAAGTATTAAAACGAGATTGTGATATAGATATTGATACAAATATCTATGATTGGATTGTACTTGTAGGCAGTGATGCACTAAAGTACTTTACCAAAATTAATTCAGTTACAGAGTATTCTGGTAAGAAAGTAGAAGAGAAATTCCTCCCAGTTATTAACCCAGCAATGCTTAAGTTCAAACCTGAAGCACGTAAGACATGGGATGACTCTAAAGATAATATAATAAAGTACATAAAAGGAGAAATAGAAGAAGTTGTTATAGATTCCTCTATTGCTTTTGGTATTGAAGATACTGAAGAGTGTAATAATTTTATACAAAAAGCAATCGATTATGATTGTGAATATATTGCTCTTGACTCTGAAACAACAGGTTTATATCCTCGTGATGGATATATGTTAGGAGCTTCTATGTCTTATGATGGTAAGCATGGGGCTTATATTAACACAGAAGCATTTGATGAAACAACAGAAAAGTTACTTCAAGAATTATTCGATAAGAAAATTGTAGTATTTCATAATGCTAAATTTGACTTGGCTTTCTTTGAGTATCATTTCAATTTTAAGTTTCCAAGATTTGAAGATACCATGTTGCTCCACTACCTAATAGACGAGAACCCAGGAGGGCACGGTCTAAAGACATTAGCTATTAAGTATACTCCCTATGGAGATTATGAAAAGCCAATGTATGATTGGATGGATCAGTATCGTAAAGAACATGGAATATTAAAAGGAGACTTCCAGTGGAGTTGGATTCCTTTTGATGTTATGAAAACGTATGCTGCAATGGATGCATTGTGCACGTTTATGCTTTACGAAAAGTTTGTAAAGATTAAGCAAAACAAAAAACTAGCATGGGTATATGATAATATATTAATCCCAGGGTGTCGTTTTCTAACAGATACTCAAGATAATGGTGTGCCTTTTAATAGGGCTAGGTTAGAAATCTCACAGCAATTAATGCAAGATGATATTGATAAGGCTATTGCCACTCTATATGAGAACCCAAAAATATCACAGTTTGAGAAAATTAATGGAAAAGACTTTAACCCTAATAGCACTGTACAGTTGCGTAGTTTATTATTTGACTACATTGGTCTCAATCCTACTGGAAAGAAAACAGGTACAGGTGCTCACTCAACAGATGCGGAAGTCCTTGAAAGGCTGTCCGAGCAGTCTGAAGTACCACGACTCATCCTTGATATACGGCAAAAATCCAAAATTAAAAATACTTACTTGGACAAAATCATACCCCAGCTGGATCGCGATAGTAGACTTCGTACGGGTTTTAATCTTCATGGAACTACTAGCGGTCGTCTCAGTTCTAGTGGTAAGTTAAATATGCAACAGTTGCCTCGTGATAATCCTATTGTTAAAGGATGTATCAAGGCGGCAGAAGGACATAAGATTGTTGCTATGGACTTAACCACAGCAGAGGTATATGTAGCTGCCATATTAGCAAAAGATGAAGCACTTATGGATGTATTTCGTTCGGGTGGTAATTTTCACAGTACGATTGCTAAGACAGTATTTAGACTACCTTGTCCGGTTGAAGATGTAGATAAATTATTTAAAGATAAAAGACAAGCTGCCAAAGCTGTAACCTTCGGCATCATGTATGGTGCAGGTCCGAAAAAGATCAGTGAACAAGTTACAAAAGATTCTGGTAAGTATTTTAGCCAGAATGAAGCTAAGGAGGTTATAGATGACTACTTTAATTCTTTTCATATGCTTAGGAAGTGGATTGATGCTAGCCAAGAATTTATTAAGCAAAATGGATTCATATACAGTTTCTTTGGAAGAAAGCGAAGGCTCCCTAACGTTAAATCATCAGACGCTGGAATCAAGAGTCATTCCATTAGGAGCGGTCTTAATTTTCTGGTGCAGTCTGCTGCTAGTGATATTAACCTTCTTGGGGCTATAGATATGGGTGAGTATATAAGAGCTAATAATATGAAGTCTCGTATCTTTGCTCTTGTACATGACTCTATTCTTGCCGAAGTTCCTAATGATGAAGAAGAGTGGTACTGTAAAGAATTACAAAAATTTATACAGCTAGATAGAGGGATAAAGATCCCAGGAGCCCCTGTAGGATGTGATTTCGAGATTGGAGATGACTATTCCATGGGGAAATTCGAGAAACAATATGGCTTACTCTAAAGAGGTATTAGACCATTATGAAAGACCAAGAAACGTTGGAAGACTACCTGAAAGTGATAGATCCGTGGGTACGGGTATGGTTGGAGCACCTGCTTGTGGTGACGTTATGCGACTACAGATTAAAGTCACTGAGGAAGGAGTCATTGAAGACGCTAAGTTTAAAACTTACGGATGTGGATCCGCCATTGCATCGAGTTCTTTGCTTACCGAGTGGGTTAAGGGAAAGACACTTGAAGACGCTAGTCAGATCAAGAATACCGAGCTTGCTACAGAACTTAGCTTGCCCCCAGTAAAAATTCACTGTAGTGTTCTTGCAGAAGATGCAATAAAAGCCGCTATAAGCGATTATGAGGGAAAAAATGTTGACATTAACTGCCAATGCGAAGAAGTATCTTGAGGA